TGCACCTCCCCTTTTTTTGTGCTATAATACTCATACGTATGGAGGTAAAATGACTGTAAAACTTTTGCTGCTTAAGTCAGGAGAGGATTTAATCTCAGATATTAAGGAAATGGTTTTTGGTGAAGATGAAGATAAACGAGTCATCGGATATTATCTAAATCGACCTTGTATTGTAAAGATGCAATCTCCAAATCTTCTTACCGAAGAGAATGTAGATAAAGGTCCTCAAAAAATGGGATATCAAGTTAGACTTCATCCTTGGATGCCTTTGACTACTGATGAAGAAATTCCTGTTCCTGCTGATTGGGTTGTTACAATCGTAAACCCAACAGAAAAATTAAAACAAATGTATATTGATGATGTTGTAAACTATGGAAAAGACAATCAAAGTGTTAGTTCTGACGAACAACCAGATATTGGTCTCACAGATTGAGGAGGTTGGTGCCGATATTGGAGAACCAGATTGTAAGTTAGTAAAACCATTTGTGGTCTCCAAAGATCAAACTTTAGAACCATTTTTAATGGGATACACAAAAGAGGATACTTGTATGATGAGTTCTGAAAAAATTCTAACACTTGTAAATCCCACGCCAACACTTCTTGAAAAATACCAGGACCTTACCAAAGAATGAGTCAAACCTTTTATACTAATGTTCAATTGATAGGGAATCAGTTTCTGGTTCGTGGTGTAGAGAATGGTAAAAGATTTGAAAATAGAGATGAGTTCTTCCCAACACTATATGTAAATAGTAAAAAGGAATCAAAGTATAAAAATTTAAGTGGAGAGAATGTAGAACCAATAAGACCAGGGACAGTTCGAGATTGTCGTGAGTTTTATAAAAAATATGAGAATGTAGATGGATTTGATATCTACGGGAATGATCGTTATGTCTATCAATATATTTCAGAGAAGTATCCTGAAGATGAAATTAAGTTTGATATTAGTAAAATCAAACTTGTAACCTTAGATATTGAGGTTGGGTCCGAATCTGGATTCCCTGATGTAGAATCCTGTATTGAAGAAATTCTTGCAATCTCTATTCAGGATTATACGACTAAAAAGATTATTACTTGGGGAGTTAAACCATTTAACAATACTCGTGCTGATGTAACTTATCACCATTGTCCGAGTGAATATCAACTTCTTAATCACTTTATTAACTATTGGATGATTAATGTTCCTGATGTAGTCACAGGATGGAACATTCAACTCTATGATATTCCATATATCTGCAAACGATTAAATCGTGTTCTTGGTGAAAAGTTAATGAAACGATTCTCTAATTGGGGGTTAGTTACTGAGAAAGAACTTTATGTCACTGGGCGTAAGCACACTACATTTGATGTTGGTGGTTTGACTCAGTTGGATTACCTTGAGTTATATAAGAAGTTCACTTATAAAGCACAGGAATCTTATCGTTTGGATTATATTGCTGAGGTTGAACTCGGACAGAAGAAGCTGGATCACTCTGAGTTTAATACCTTTAAAGATTTTTATACGAAAGGGTGGCAAAAGTTTATTGAGTATAACATTGTTGACGTTGAACTCGTTGACCGTCTAGAAGACAAGATGAAGTTGATTGAACTTGCCCTTACAATGGCATATGACGCAAAGGTAAACTATGCTGATGTATTCTATCAAGTTCGTGTTTGGGACACGATTATTTACAATTATCTTAAGAAAAGAAATATCGTAATTCCTCCAAAAAATAGATCTCAAAAAGATGAGAAGTATGCTGGTGCTTATGTAAAAGAACCTGTTCCTGGTAAGTATGATTGGGTTGTTAACTTTGACTTAAACAGTCTATATCCGCACCTGATTATGCAGTTTAATGTAAGCCCAGAAACTCTTATTGAACAGAGGCACCCTACTGTAACTGTAGATAAGATTCTCAATCAGGAACTTACATTTGAGATGTATAAGGACTATGCGGTCTGTCCCAATGGTGCTATGTTCCGTAAAGATGTTCGTGGATTTCTTCCTGAGTTGATGGAGAAAATGTATAACGACCGTGTTATATTCAAGGACAAGATGATTGTTGCAAAAAAGCAATATGAAAAGAAAAGAACAAAGGAATTGGAAAAGGAAATTGCCAGGTGCAATAACATCCAAATGGCAAAGAAGATTTCTCTTAACTCTGCTTATGGTGCTATCGGCAATCAGTACTTCCGTTATTACAAATTAGCAAATGCAGAGGCAATCACTCTTTCAGGACAAGTTGCAATTCGTTGGATTGAGAGCAAGATGAATATCTATCTTAATAAACTTCTAAAAACACAAGATGTTGATTATGTTATTGCTTCTGATACTGACTCCATTTATTTGCATATGGGTCCTCTGGTTGAAACTGTATATAAAGGAAGAGAGAAAACTACTGAGGGTGTTGTTTCTTTCCTTGATAAGATCTGTCGGATGGAACTTGAAAAGTATATTGAAAGTTGCTACAAAGAACTGGCAGACTATATGAATGCATACGATCAGAAGATGCAAATGAAACGGGAGAACATTGCTGATCGTGGAATCTGGACTGCAAAGAAGCGTTACATTCTTAATGTCTGGGATAGTGAAGGTGTTCGTTATGAAGAACCTAAACTGAAGATGATGGGCATTGAAGCAGTTAAATCCTCCACACCTGCTCCTTGCCGCAAGATGATTAAGGATGCTCTTAAGTTAATGATGAATGGAACAGAAGAGGATGTAATTGCTTTTATTGATAATGCTCGCAAGGAGTTTAGACAACTTTCTCCAGAACAAATTTCATTCCCCCGTTCTGCATCTGATGTGAACAAATACAAATCATCTTCTACAATTTATTCTAAGGGAACACCAATTCATGTTCGTGGCGCACTGTTGTTTAATCATTACATAAAAGAGGCAAAACTAACAAACAAATACTCACTTATACAAAATGGTGAAAAGGTTAAGTTTATTTATTTAAAAAAACCAAATACAATTCACGAGAATATTATTTCGTTCATTCAAGAATTTCCTAAGGAGTTAAACCTTGACAAATACATAGACTATGAACTACAATTTGAGAAAGCATTTTTAGAACCACTCAAAATTATTCTTGATTCAATTGGGTGGAATATTGAAAAGACTGTTAACCTGGAGTTATTTTTTTCCTAATGGATTTACCGATTAACAATAATGAACTTCAAAAAATTATTAGTGCTTTGGGTTTTGGTGGAGATGCAGCGTTGTATCACAAACTGAAATTGGTAAAGGAACTCCATGAACAAGGGCTTCCTTATAAAAAAATACTTCGTGAACAATACGGGATGGTAATCTGATGAAAGATCTAATTAGAGTTGAGTATTATTTTAAAGAGTATCCAAATACAACTCTTTCTGTATTTTTGAAAACACAGGAGCAGGTGGATGCTTATAAGTCTAAACACCCCAATTATGTTTATATTGAAGAGAGTAAGTAAATCATGGATTTTTTAAAAGATATAGTAAAAGAGATTGGGGATGACTTCACAAAACTTGCATCCGATATTGATGAGACTGAAAGTTATGTGGACACAGGTTCATACGTCTTTAACGCTCTTGTATCTGGTAGTATCTTTGGTGGGGTATCTGGTAACAAGATTACTGCTATCGCAGGTGAGAGTAGCACGGGAAAAACTTTCTTCAGCCTTGCCGTTGTTAAGAATTTTCTTGATAGTAATCCTGACGGATATTGTTTGTATTTTGATACGGAGGCAGCTGTTAATAAACCACTCTTAGAAAGTCGTGGTATTGATTTAACTCGTTTTGTAGTTGTTAATGTTGTTACGATTGAAGAGTTTCGTAATAAGGCACTTAAAGCAATTGATATATACTCTAAATCTCCAGTAGAAGAACGTAAACCTTGTATGTTTGTGTTGGATTCTTTGGGTATGTTATCCACAAGTAAAGAAATTAATGATGTTCTAAATGATAAGGAAGTTAGGGATATGACTAAATCTCAACTTATCAAGGGAACATTCCGAATGTTAACTCTTAAATTAGGGCAGGCAAATGTTCCACTCATTGTCACAAATCATACATACGATGTCATCGGAGCTTATGTACCAACGAAGGAAATGGGAGGAGGTTCTGGACTCAAATATGCAGCATCTTCGATCATCTATCTCAGCAAAAAGAAAGAAAAAGATGGAACAGAAGTTATTGGAAATCTTATCAAAGCTAAGACTCACAAGTCGCGTATAAGTAAGGAAAATAAAGATGTTACGATCCGTTTGTATTACGACGAACGCGGACTTGATCGTCACTATGGTCTTTTGGAACTTGGTGAAATTGGTGGACTCTGGAAAAATGTAGCAGGAAGATATGAGATTGATGGTAAGAAAATTTATGCTAAGGAGATTCTTAAAACCCCTGAGAAGTATTTCACCGAAGAAGTAATGCAAAAACTTGATGAGATTGCTCGTCAGGAGTTTAGTTATGGGTCATGATCAGAGTTTTAAAAACCAAAATTAATGTTACTAAGGTCATTGAGCAATTAAAAAAATATCCTCAAGACTGGAACCATCAGAAGCATCTGAAAAATTCTCATTCTCTTGTTGATAGGGGATTTATAGATTTGCCAACGAGTGCATTACAACTTATAATAGGTGCAGTTAAGAAGAAAGAAGATTTTGTTGGAGATTCTGAAATCAATGTGAAAACTCCTGCATATGAACATCATAACGAAATACGAAAAATTATTCGTAAAGAGATTGGAAGTAAAGAATTACAACGTTGCGGATTCTTATCTTTACCAATTGATGAGATTGTAGGAGCGCATATTGATGAAGGAACTTACTACTTAACAAGGGATAGATATCATCTTTCAATATCAGGAAGATATCAATATTTTTGTGGAACTGATACTGTAATTGTTGAACCAGGAACTCTTCTTTGGTTTAATAACAAATTGCCACACGGAACGGTAAATATTGCCGATGAAACAAGAATAACATTTGTATTTGATATTTTACATTCTCCAGATAATCCTCATCATAAATTAATTTAATGGAAAAAATTGAGTTCTTAATTTTAAGAAACCTACTTTACAATGAAGAATACACGAGAAAAGTTTTACCATTTATCAAAGCCGAATACTTTGAAGACTCAAATCAAAAGATTATATTTGAAGAAATATATTCATTCATCACAGAGTATAATAAACTTGCCACAAAGGAAGTTCTTTATATTGAACTGGGGAAAAGGAATGATTTAAATGAAGAGACCTTTAAGGAAACTTCAAAGATTGTTTCTTGTCTTGATGATGTTCCTGTAGAAAAGAATTGGGTTGTTGATACCACAGAAAAATGGTGTCGTGATAGAGCAATCTATCTTGCACTTGTAGAATCTATTCATATTGCTGATGGTGATGATAAGAAAAATCGTGACTCAATTCCCTCAATTCTTTCTGATGCTCTTGCAGTAAGTTTTGATAATCACGTTGGTCACGATTACCTACAAGACTATGAAGAACGATATGAATCTTATCACCGAAAGGAAGAGAAGATTGAGTTTGACTTAGAATACTTTAATAAAATAACCAAAGGTGGATTACCCAACAAGACTCTTAATATCGCTCTTGCTGGCACAGGTGTTGGTAAATCTTTGTTTATGTGTCATGTGGCATCTTCTGTTCTTCTTCAGGGTAAGAATGTTCTCTACATCACTCTTGAAATGGCAGAGGAACGAATTGCTGAAAGAATTGATGCTAACCTTCTAAATGTTCCCATTCAAGATATTGTAGAACTTTCTAAGAACATATTTGAAACTAAGATTAATAATATTGCTAAGAAAACTCAAGGAACTTTAATCATTAAAGAGTATCCTACTGCTTCTGCTCACTCGGGACATTTTAAAGGATTGATTACTGAACTTGCACTTAAGAAATCTTTTAAACCTGATATTATCTTTATTGATTACTTGAACATTTGTGCTTCTTCAAGATTTAAAGGTGGAAGTAATATTAACTCTTATACACTTGTTAAGTCTATTGCAGAAGAACTTCGTGGTCTTGCTGTAGAGTTTAATGTTCCCATTATGAGTGCGACACAAACTACAAGAAGTGGTTTTGGTTCATCAGATGTATCACTAACTGATACTTCAGAATCCTTTGGTCTTCCTGCAACTGCTGACTTAATGTTTGCTCTGATTTCTACAGAAGAACTTGAAGAACTCGGGCAGATACTTGTGAAGCAACTGAAAAACCGATACAATGACCCGACCATTTATAAGAGATTTGTGGTTGGTATTGATCGTGCCAAGATGAGACTTTATGATGTAGAGCAAAGTGCTCAAAACGACATACTTGACAACGGTAAAGAAGAAGAGTATGATTATGAAGAGAGAAAACCCAAGAAATCTTTTGATGGATTTAAATTCTAATATGACAAAAGTTATTGATACAAACAAATACATTGAGTTTGTGCGACAAACTACAAGTCCTGCAAGTAGTGACTTTGCAGCACTTCTTGCACGATTAACTGAACTTGAGGTTACAGATGATGCAGATGTTCCTCGTCTTATGACTGCTGCTTTTGGTATCAGTGCAGAAGCAGGAGAGTTTACTGAAGTTATCAAAAAAATCTTCTTGCAAGGTAAACCTTATAATGAAGATAATGTCTTTCACCTAAAACGTGAACTGGGTGATATCTGTTGGTATATTGCACAAGCATGTATGGCTCTTGATACTACTTTTGAGGAGGTATTGCAAATGAACTATGAAAAATTGAGTGCTCGTTATCCAGAAGGAACCTTCTCTGTTTATAAATCTGAAAATCGTGTAGAAGGAGATTTATAAAATACACACTATCTCGTCTTGTGAGGAGTTTTTTTATAAATAATTGTAAAAGTATTAATAGAAATGAATTCCAAAGATTATCGCATTATACGTGTAGCAT